AAAATAATGATACTGATATTCCTTTAGAATTAAAACCAGGTGAAGGAGCAATATATCGAGGATGTGAAGTTGAACATTGGAGAGATATGTTTATAGCACCAGAAGGCAGTTGGCAACAACAAGTCTTTTTACATTATGTGGATAAAAATGGACCATATACTGACCGTTTGTGGGATGGAAGACCTGGACCCGGTTATAGTAGTAAACAAAGATGGCAAGTATATGAAAAAGACGGAGAGTTACGTTACTTATGAAATATACTATTAAAACCCGTTTAGATAATATTAAAAGAACTAAAGACGGCAAATTTACATATGATGAAAAGATAATATCATTTAAGTTTCCCGCTCAAGAAAATTTAAATAAAAAAGAGGAAGAAAATGCAATACCGAATGATAAACCCAAAGACAGGTGAAGCAGAAGATTTAAATTGTTCTGTAGCTGATATGGAAGTTCTTAAACAGGAAGGTTGGGTAATGGTATTTACACCGAATAAGAATAGTATTATATCAGGTAGAACTTGGTCTGGTAATGCTGGAGGTAGTCAGACTAGTGATGTTTTTAAAGATAGAATGAGAGAAATTGCAAAAGCTCACCCTAAAGGAAACATTGATGTATAATAAATAGTTCCTTTAGGAGGACTATTCTTGTCAAATAGAAAGAAACGTAATATGTATATTAATGCCAACAGCCTACGGACAATAGATCCGCTAACAGACAATCAGACAAAGCTATTTGAAGCTTATCAAGACGGCAAAAATGTATTTGCTTCAGGTGTTGCTGGTTCTGGTAAAACTTTTCTGTTGCTGTATTTGGCGATTAAAGAAGTTTTTGATAAAACAACAAAGTATGAAAAAGTAATAATTACACGCTCTCTACTTCCCAGTAGAGACATCGGTTTCTTACCAGGCACACTAGATGAAAAGAGTGACCTGTATAAAGATGCCTACCGTTTATTGGTGAGATATATGTTTGAATTATCTAGTGACCAAGAGTTTGATAAACTCTATGATATGTTAGAAGGTCAAGGAACAATTCAGTTTATATCTACATCATTTTTGAGAGGTTTGACTTTTGATAATAGTATCATTATATGTGATGAAATGCAGAATATGCTTTTCCATGAATTAGATACTCTTATCAGCAGAGTGGGTCAAGATAGTAAAATAATGTTTGCAGGCGATCAAGCACAAACAGACCTACGAAATGGGCAACGTGAAGGATTGGATAAGTTTAAAGGTATATTACAAACAATGCCTGATGACTTTGCGTTGATTGAAATGGACTATGGCGACATTATTAGAAGTGGTCTAGTTCGCAACTACTTAATAGCCAAAACGAACTGGTACTTGACAAACCAAGAATAATTTGTTATACTGGTCCTTTTGGTATAGGATTATATAATGGTAAATGGGTTTCAAAATACAACGTGGCCGGACTTGCCGGTTCACAATATCAATGGAGTTAGGTTCTATGAAGCGCCTAACGGTAACAAATATCCCAGCATCACGAGCGTATTATCGGCGCAGCCGGGTAAAGCAAAAGGATTGCAAGAATGGCGTGAAAGGGTTGGAGTAGATGTAGCTAAAGATATTTCTATGAAAGCAGCACGTAGGGGTACTGCTTTCCATAATATTGTGGAAGATTATTTAAACAAGGAAGATATCAAGAAACATAAAGAGAAAAACTTTCTTGCTTATTGTATGTTCGGTGAAATGAAAGAACATATAGACAATAATATTCAATTAATTTATTTTTTAGAACAGTCCATGTTTTCTGATGATTATATGGTAGCAGGTCGTTGTGATTGTATAGCAGAGTATAATAATAAATTATCTGTTATAGATTTCAAGACAACTACAACTATGAAAAAAGATGAATGGAATGAGGACTATTATACTCAGTGTGCAGCTTATGCTGCTATGTTTCAAGAACATACTAAAACGCCTGTAGAAAATTTAGTTATTATGATGGTGGCTGAGAATGGTGAGGTGCAGTGTTTTGAAAAGAATCCTGCTGATTATTTACCTAGACTAGAAGGTATGATATCAACTTTTTATGAGAATCTTGAAGTGTGAATATATTTTATTTAGATGAAGATCCGATAAAGATATCGGAAATGATGTGTGATAAGCACAACGTCAAAATGATATTAGAGTCAGCACAGATGTTGTCTACAGCACATCGTGTATTAGATGGTGATGAGTTTGCTGATGAGAATGGATTGTATAAAGCAACACATAAGAACCACCCTAGTGCTGTATGGACTAGAGAGACAGACGAAAACTATCATTGGCATTTTGATTTATTCAAAACCATGTTGGGTGAGTATATGTTTCGTTATGGTAAGTTGCATAAGTGTATGGACTTGTTTTATCCTTTAGAGATGGCACCTAAAAATATAAACAGAGGTGGGTTTACACCGCCACCCCAATGTATGCCTGACGAATATAAGTGTGATGATACGGTCCAGGCCTATCGTAATTATTATATAGGCGAGAAAGCTGGATTTGCTAAATGGAAGAAAAGAGAAGTACCCACTTGGTTTCATAGTGCAAATTAATTCTGTAATTATTGTAGGCGGAGGTTCAGCTGGATGGTTTACAGCATCGGCCTTGAATAAGCTTTGTCCAGAAATAGATGTTACTCTTATAGAGTCTCCAAATATTCCTACTATAGGTGTAGGAGAATCTACTCTAGGACATATTAATTTATTTTTTAATTCATTGGGAATGAAAGATGAAGATTGGATGGCATCATGTAATGCTACATATAAGGCATCAATTAAGTTTACAGATTTTCATGTAAAAGGAGAGTCATTTCATTACCCATTTGGGTTTGAAGATATGTCCCATTTAGTATATGGTAAAGATGATTGGTTTTTCAAAAAGTGGATGTATCCAGAAACACCTTGGGATGATTTTACACGGTCATATACAGCCCAGATGCCCTTAATAGAAAATAATAAAATCTATATGGGTAATAAAATACCTTCTTATAATCCAAAAACTGATTTAGCGTATCATATGGATGCTACACTTTTGGGTAATTGGATGAGAGATAATTTGTGTGATAAGGTAACACACATAAAAGAAAATATTAAAGGTGTTGTGTTAGATAAAAATGATTGGATAAAGGAAGTAGTAACAGATAATGAAAAGGCATATTCAGCAGACCTGTTTGTAGATTGTACTGGGTTTCGTTCCTTACTGTTGAGTAAAGCATTAAAAGTTCCTTTTAAATCTTATAATGATTTTCTTATAAATGATAAAGCATGGACAGTACATTTACCTTATACAGATAAAGACAAACAAATGGAGCCGTTTACAAATTGTACGGCGTTAGGTAATGGTTGGGTCTGGAATATTCCATTATGGAATCGTATAGGTACTGGATATGTTTATTCAACAAAATTTACAACAGAAGAAAAGGCTTTACAAGAATTTAAAGAACATTTAAATACTGATAAAGAATTAGAATATAAAAGTATTGATATAAGAAATGGTAGACATGAAAAGTGTTGGGTAAAAAATTGTATAGCAATAGGATTAGCTAATGGTTTTGTAGAACCTTTAGAGTCTACTGGATTACTATTAACACATGAAACAATACATAGATTAATAATGGCTTTGCAAAAAGATGATAGACAAATAAATCAATTTGCTAGAGATTGTGTAAATCGAGAAGTTGGTATGCAGACAGATAGTTTTAAGCATTTTATCTCATATCATTTTATAGATTCACAAAGAGAAGATACGGAATATTGGAGATACTATACACAAGAATTAGAAATGCCAGAACATTTTTTCCCAGCTCATGGAGATGGATATACAATCTCAGGCGGACAATGGGAAGAAAGAAATTTTATAGGACATAGAAGTGGACGAATAAATGAAACTATTGATATGAGTAGAATATTATTCCAATATCATTCATTTAATTGTGCTAATCTAGGATTACAATGTATTGCAGTCGGCCATCATAATGGAATTTATACTGATTATATTAGAAATAATATGGAAACTATAGATAGGACAAAATTACAAGAAACATTTAACTATTGGGATAAAAGGAATAAAGATATTACAAAGTTCGCTAATAGATGTCTAACAATGTATAAACATTTAGGTGAGCATATATATAAATAACAATGTGAAAGAAACTGATGACGATTCATTAGTAGACGGACTGGACGCCGGGGCAGTACCGGCCACCTCCACCAAACATGAAACTTGGGCAGATAAACCAGCTCGATGGCTTGGAGAATATGATGTACACGGAGGTAGAGTGATGCCTGATTGGTATTACTATACCCAACAGGAATGGAAACGACTAGATATGGGGGTGAAACAGGATCGACAGACGGACGAAGATGTTTCCGAGGATTCTGACACTAAAATTTAAACGCCAATGATGACGTTTACGAATATGCAATGGCTGCCTAAACAGTAGCTAGCATCGGGGTTCTGGGGTCGCACCTTGTTATCAAAGCGGCCCCGCCGCCAAAAGTGGTCCCTGCCGTGAAGGCCACAACGACCAGTCGCTCTGAAACAGGGATAGGAGATGACTCTTTAAATTAATATTATGGGTTTAGGAATAACATCAAAAACATTTATAGCTGAAGTTGAAGCTTTAGTAAAAACCAAAAAGATGTCTTATATGGATGCTGTTCTATATGTTTGTGAGCAAAAAGATATAGAGCCAGAACGTATAGTCCGATTTATAGATAAAGGACTAAAAGATAAGATACAGGTTAATGCTGAAGAATTAAATTATTTACCAAAAACTAGTCGAATTAATGGACTATGAGTAATAAAATAATTTCTATTACGGACATTATTGAGAATAAGGTTCGTAAGCAAAAAGAATTAGATTTTTATAATAGTCAATTAGATGATTTAAACCGTAAGAAGTTTTGGATTGAAAAAGAGATTCAGATGGCAGAGTTTATTATTGCCGCTGTAAGTAATGAAATAACTCCACAATCTTTTATACAAGCACTTATTGAAAATGAGTTAGATAAAAAGAATGACTGATTATGAAGCATATACTACCTATCTAGCATTAAAATTACACTTTAATGGTGATTATGATTTTTTCAAATATAATGGAAAAGTCTCAGCTTCTCCAGAATCTTTTAAGAAACGAAAAGAGAAATATCAATTTGTTAAGTTGGCTAAAAAATTATCTGATGAACAGATAATAGATTATTATGTTGCTAACATAATTAGAGATAACTCCTGGATAGGAGAGTTTAATCAAAAAAATTGGTTAGAACATAAAAAGATAAATGAAGCTTTAGAATATAATTATGTAAACGATTTGGAAAAACTATTGACAACTGTTGATAATTTTGATATACTATTCCAATGTGATGATGGAAATCATCCTAAATTATTAAAAACTTTTTTGGGTAAAAAAATAAATTTAGAAACAATGGTTATACTTAATAAAATATTACAATACGCTAATGTATTTGATAATAAAATTTCAGAAAATTATATTTGGCCAACTGTAAGTTTTTTAATAAAAAAATATGAACCTTTTGTAAAAGTAAATACGAGACAATATAGAATGATAACACTAACAAATGTTAAGGAGTTCCAGTAATGGTTGAAAAAGAAAATTATATAGACGAAGCGAAACGCCGTATTGCTCATCTGTCTTATAAATTAGAGCAGTCGGAAGAAAAAGTCCGTAAGCTAGAATTTGATAATGCTGAACTTCAGCGTTGGGCTAATGATATTTGTCTACCTCGTTTAGTTGAATTGAGTGATGAATTAGCAAGTAAGTATAATCAGAAAAAATATCGAGGCCGTAATTGGAAACAGGAATTAAGTAGGTGAAATTAATACCCCATACGTTTCCTATTCCATTTTTAGAATTTCAAAATTTTTATAATATAGAAGAATTGTTATTAATATGGGATGAACTTGAATATTTAAAGCCTGAATTACGTTCTCCTAAAGAAAGTAGGGGAGCATATGATGATAATGGGGTTCAATTAAAACTTAATAGAAGTGTGTTTTTGGATAATATATATCCAAACAACAGACAATCATCTAAAATATTATCATTATCGCCTAAATTTTATACTGAAGAAATTAATGATGAATTGATAAAGTTACATCCATTTTATGGATTATATTCTTCATGTAATTGGGACCATACTTTAATAAGTTATTATGAAGAAGGTAATTATTATAAACGGCATAAAGATATATCTGTATTAACTAGTACCATATTTCTTTATAAAGAACCAAAATCGTTTGAAGGTGGAGAGTTTGTATTTTCTGATTTTAATTATAAGATAGAAATAAAAAATAATTGTGGATTGATTATGCCTAGTTGTATATATCACCATGTTAATACTATACGAGGTGAAGGAAGATTTTCAATAACAAATTTTGCCAGTATAAATCCAAATGTGCAAAATGTACAATAGGAGAATTTTATGAAAGAATATATATTACAACGTATAGCATCGTTAAAGGGAGAAAGTAATGTTGTTCAATTCCCTATTGAGCGAGTTGTAAATGAAAAATTTAATCCTTCTTTTATGACAAAAGGTGAAAGAGAAATAGAGGAAGGGAGACAGTTATATTTTGATTATTGGAGAGGACCAAATGATGAGGAAATATGAATATGTTTGGCTAGATGGTTATAAGCCAGAACAGTCTTTAAGAAGTAAAGTAAAATTTGATGATTACGCTGATATGTGGTCATTTGATGGATCATCTACACAACAGGCTACTGGAGATAATTCAGACTGTATTTTATTTCCTGTCGCAGAGTACACAACGATTGACCGTATTCGGGCAGATGCAACACGAACAGCACCAGGTCTTGAAGGCACTTATGTAATGTGTGAAGTGTTGAGTGCTGATGGTGAACCGCATGAATCAAATACTAGAACCCATTGTCAGAACTTGGTAAGTGATGAATGGTGGTTTGGTTTTGAACAGGAATATTTCATGTATAAAGATGGTCGCCCATTGGGTTGGCCAGTAAAAGGTAAACCTAGAGCACAGGGTGATTATTACTGTGGTGTAGGTGAGGGTAATGTAGTGGGTCGTGAAATTGTAGATAGACACGCTGAAGCTTGTATGAATGCCGACATTGGAATTACTGGTACTAATGCAGAAGTTGCATTGGGTCAGTGGGAGTTTCAAGTGTTGGGTAAAGGAATTCGAGCAGGTGATGATTTATGGATGGCACGTTATATTTTACAAAGAATCGCAGAGAAACATGGAGTGACTATTGATTTTCGTCCTAAACCTCAAACAGGTGATTGGAATGGTTCTGGTATGCATACAAACTTCTCTAATGATGAAATGCGGCATCGTGGTTCATTACATTTACATAATACTATCTGTGAGAAGTTAAAGGCTAAACATAAAGAAGCGATTAAAGAATATGGTTCAGATAATGCAAAGAGGTTGACTGGCAAACATGAGACACAATCTATTAAAAAGTTTAGCTATGGGGTTAGTGATAGGGGCGCTAGTATACGCATACCTGTTGTTACTGTAAACAATAACTGGAATGGTTATCTAGAAGATAGGCGCCCGGCTGCAAATGCAGACCCCTATCGTGTAATGAAACATATTGTGGAGAGTATTAGTGATTAATAAAATGATTTTAAACAGTTTAAGAAAGAAGTATGAGGCCGAGATAGATTGCGCTCGTACTAATATTGAAATGTATCTGAGTCAGGGAGTTGGTGTTGCAGAACATCCAGATATTATTGCATCAGTAGATAGTCAAATGACTATTATGGCTGAAGCTAGAGATAAACTCCAAGAATTGGATTTGATGGAGATACATAATGGCTGATTTTGAAATGTATTCAAAAGAAAGGTGTGAAAAAGTTATCAATGATTTTCAACAGAAGTTAATGGACGCTGATAACTTTCATGGTGGAGATAGACCTGACTATAAAGAGTTTTGGCAGGCAATGCGAAAAGAAGGTCCAGCTATATTAAATGTAGCTAAACATCTTTATACAGAATATTTAAAAACTTATCCTGTATATGCTAAAGGTCCTGATTACAATGAAGGTGCTGATTTTCATCCTTTAGATCCTGATATAGGACCAGACCAATTAAAAGACTAGCCCCTTTAGCTCAGATTGGTAGAGCAGCTCACTTGTAATGAGCAGGTCATCTGTTCGATTCAGATAAGGGGCTCCAAATTATGATATTATCAATATACTGTGGCGCACATAATGGTTCAGTGTGTGTGACTAATCAAGGTAAAATAGAATATTATGCTCAAGAAGAAAACTTTACAAGTTTAAAGCATGATAAAGCTGTTTGGTGTTCGTTATTAGATATTGATAAAAAGTTTAAACATTTTGATAAAGTAATATTAGGTTCTTTATCTAGTGATGTTGATTGGGTAAGATTACAGTCTATGTTTTATCATGGATTGTTTAATTTTACTTGGAACGAAATTATATATGAAAACGATGTACATCATTTACATCATGCCGTATTAGGATTTTATCATTCTGGATTTGATAAAGCAGCTGTTGTAGTAATAGATGGACATGGAATAGATGGAGAAGCTGGTACAATTATACTAGCAGAGAAGCCAGGAATATTTCATCACGAAGTTCAGTTAAAATGTAATCATCTTCCAGGACTTGTATCTATTTGTAAGAGTGCTGGTTATGTTTATGAACACGCAACAATAAAGATTCCAGATTGGAATTGGTATGATGCTGGTAAACTAATGGGACTAGCTCAGTGTTATGGTTATGAAGAACAAGTGGATGAAAAATGGCGAGAGTATATTGTCCATGCACATTCAACTCACATGAAGGCACAAGAGTTAGCATTAGACTTATTAGAACAAGCTGAAGATTTATCAGATAATTTAGTACTATCGGGTGGATATTTTTTAAACTGTGTATCTAATTATAAATTTTTAAAGATGTTTCCACATCATAATATATTTGTAGAACCTATTGGATATGATGCTGGTATCTCAATAGGACAGGCTTGGTATTATGACCCGCCTAAACTAAAGAAACAGGTAGATACTATCTATTATGGTCCTAATGATACCAACTATGATATAATAGATAATTATGAAACGTATGATACAGATTATTATGAGATAGCCAAGTTGCTAGAGATAGGTAGACCAGTCGCTGTATTTCAAGGAGGTATAGAAGCAGGACCTAGAGCATTAGGTAATCGTTCTATATTATTCAACCCAACAGATTCAAGAGATAAAATAAATGAATTAAAGGGACGAGAAAACTTTAGACCTTTAGCTGGTGTTATCATGGAAGAATATGTACATGATTGGTTTGATACAGCGGGTCTTGACAAATCGCCGTTTATGATGTATGCTATGGAGTGTAAGAAAAAAAAGGAGATTCCAGGCGTATTACATTATAACGGTACTAGTAGAATACAAACAGTAAACAAAAATCAAAATTGGCATTTATATAGTTTGTTAGAAGAATATTATGGACAAACTAGAATACCAATATTGGGTAATACATCTTTTAATTTGGCAGGCAAAAGCATAGTTATGACATTGCAACAAGCTATAGATACATTAGAGAATTCTAATATACAATACTTATGGTTGCCTGATATAGATAGACTAATGGTATGGCAACACCAAAAATAGAATTTTGGACTAAAACTCCAGGACTTACTCAAATACATAGTGCTACACCTAAACCAGCACGTGATTTTTTCCCAGAATGGTTTAAGAAAGCGCCTTTGATGTTTGAAACATCAGATGATATACATGATAGAGAAAGAGAGTATCAGACTGTTAAGCGATGTCCAGGCATTGTAGATTATATGACCCAAGGGTTTGTTGTGCCTATGTGGTGTGATATACGAATTAAATTTGAAATAGATGAAAATGGTGATGAAATTTATCATTGGGCGACTTATGGAGATTTTAGTATTAATCATCACAAACATGAACAATTTAAGGCCTTGGGTCCTACTTGGATAAAAGATGAATTTAGAGTAGTTTTAAAATTTAATAGTCCATGGAATATAAAAACACCAGAAGGATATTCAGTATATCAGATGCCCATGTGGTATCATTTTAATAGAAGTTGGACAGTATTTCCAGGCACAATAGAATCTGATTGGTATCACGAAACTAATTTACAATTAGTATTTCATAATAAACAACAGGAAGTAACTATAAAACAAGGCGATCCTTTATGCGTTTTTATTCCATATAAAAGAGAGCAGTATGAATTAGAAGTTAGAGAACCTACTGAAAAAGATAAGTTGGCAAGTGATGGTACTGCTTTAAGAGTACATACAAAGATGACAGGTGCTTATAGAGAAGAACAAAGGAGACGTAAACAACGTGAGCAAATCGAACTTGAACTTGAATGAATATGTAACCCTAGTAGACCACATGGGTAGCGATTTATCCGTGGTGAATGCTGCAAGAGTATCTTTCGGTAAGAAGCATACCGAAATGACAAAGGGTGATGAAAAATTAATAAATTATTTAGCTAAACATGGTCATTGGACTCCCTTTGGTCATGCTATG